CTCGAGTTTATACGCCAGATAGCAAACTTGTCTAAGATGCCGTATGGCATTCTCAGGGAAAGCTATCGCGGGTAGGAGTTCTCCGTCATTCCCAAAGATCGCCAAAAAGTAATCTTGCATAAATGCAGGAACACTCGAATTCCTATGAGATCTTGCGAACTCATCGGGGCATTCAAAGGCGAAACCATTCAAACCATGATCAAGAGCCTTGCCTAATTTAGGCAAAGTCTTGGTCAGGAAAGAGAGGCCCTCAGACTGAGTACGATTTCTTACGAAATGCGTATCTCTTTTGAGACCTTTAGGTTGACTGAGTTGTAACGGATCGCAAGCGATCACCTCAGTGCACAGGTTGACATAAAAGTCAACTTGGCTCTTACTAGGTACCATTTTATTGGCCTCCTATCCAAGAACCAAACGTCCATGTAACAAGTCATGAATAATCAGTTCACAACTTGCGTAATATTCTGCTAGAGCACATAGTGATCTAGCAGATATGTAACCAACCCTCCAAGACAGGACCAGAGTATCTGCCCAATGTGGAACTCCACTGCCAAAAGCCTGGTGTTTGAATACCAGACTTCAACAGTAAGATGACCAGCATTGAGATAGATAACTCTAGGACTCGTTTCTGAGGAGTTGGGCAAGGTTCGTCTGACCTCCCATGCCGGTAGTAGCTGAGAAGCTACCATCTGCAACTAAAGCAATTAGAGCTGATATCAAATCAGCAACAATTGTTTGGGTGATCACCGCATTACGAGGAACAGCTATAGTCATATTGACCGTTGCCGTTCTTGTAACGCCTAGGGTATCAAGTTTCGACTGTGTAGCCGAAATAAGATGACGATCAACGATGTTGGCTCCAGTGCCACTCGACGTGTGTTTTATCACAAGTTGAGATGGTTCTGTGAGAGTTCCAGCTGTGTTGATCCGCTTAGTCTGCTGAGAATCTTTGAATAAAAGATTCCAAGTAGTATTAGCGCCTGACGAACTTTCCAGCGTAAGTGTATCTGTGAGTGACAATTTGGACTCCTGTGCGATTGCGCGGTGGTTAGCCGCTAAGGTTAAAATCCTGACTCAACCAAGCTGATGAAGCATGGCACTGAGCAGGATAAATTGCTCGGGTCCTAGGTCATGCGGCACTAATGAAGCCGTATAGACCGGAAGGCCCGGTGATCGTGTATAAGCCTGCATCTCTAAAGTGCCAGTTCCAACATTGAATATTTCATTCCCTGCTGGATAATGACTCCGAAGAGTAAGGTCACAAACAAAGTT